CCCTGTTATGATAGTATGACCGGTTGTCTCAAGTAAGGCGATAGCAGCATTCCCGCAACTAAACCGGGCAGATAACATACAGGAATGCATCTGAACAACCCATGTTCCGTTAGTGTTGAAAGCCATGTTGCCGGCAATGTCAATCCCTGCAAAGGAAACATAAGTCAGTGAATCATTGTTCCTGGTTCCTGTGAAGGTTCCGGTAATCCTTCCGGCTGTGCCTTTTTCGGGTCTGTTACCTGTTGCGCCTGCAAACTCAAGACGGGAATAGTAGTTGTCTGCTGTTCCCCCTACCATTGTAGTAGTGTAGGTAATATTACCCGAAATCGTAACTCCGTGCAGATTGAACCTTAGGTTTTTGACGTTCCCGATTGTCAGGGCTTCGTCATAAGTTCCCGAAGCAACCTCGACAACATAATTAGCCTGTGCGTAAGTGCTGGCTGTTTGATGTGCCAGAGCTGCTGCATTAATTACTGTCAGGGCTGCATCAATCGTCAGGTAAGGTCTTAGGATTGACCCGTCAGCAGTGTAGCTGTCTGTCCGGTTACCGTCAACATAGAAGATGTTCGTAACTCCGGAACTAACTATCCCGGTTCCACCTTCTGCGAGAGGTACAGTCTCAAAATCTACATAAGAGGCTGTCCATTGTTCGTCCTTTGAATCAACTAACTCTGTCGATTCACCACAGGCGAGTATCTTCGAAGTAACTTCACTGCCCTCGAAGATAGTGTCAAAGCCCGATACGACTAAAGTAACCGCACCGGCTCCAATGTTCTTCATTCTGAATAACCTGCCATCTCCAAGTGCCGGGCCAAGATTGAAATTAATCGCAGCAGCAGAATTGAAGATGATGAAGTCTTCTGAACCATCTATAACCTGATTTGTCGAGGTTATGAACTTTACTTTTTGTGCCATAGTCTTTAAAATATTAGAAATTCGTATAAATCTATTACCCTTGTTACCGTTCTATTATCGGGGAGCGTTTCCCGTGTCTCAGTATTTCCGGTTAATCTGAAAATAGTGAGTGTATATCCTGTTACTGCAAATGTTGTCCCTCTTGTTACGCAAAGTAAAGACCTGGTCTTATCTGATATTGCTCTTACCTTTGCCATTGATGCGTTATTAACCTGTGATTCGTCAACCGCCTCGACTGCTATCGTCCCTGAATAGCCGTAATTGTCCTTTGTCCCCTGCTCGTTATCTATGTAAGTCGATATAAGCACGTACGACCTATTTGGTGCGCCTTTCTCGTATGTCTCATAAACAGGGTAAGTTATCCCTGAGATTGTGACAGTCCCCAGAGCGGTCTTAATCGCTGTGCTTAATGCTGATGCAGGGTTATTCATTTGTTAAACTTTTTTGCCAGTTTATTTAATTCATCTTCAATCTTCTTTGGGAGTTCCGGAGAACGTTTATTTGTCGCAAAGATTATAAACGAATCGTAATCAGTTTCTATTCTCGGTGCGTAAACTACATTCGTCCCGACTAATGCTTCGAGGTCATCCACTTGTAACCCGAAGCTCCCGTCATCCCCTTCACTTGCTTTATTCCCTTCAAAACTATTCTTCCCTTTAATCTCGGTGTGAATACTTGATGCAAGCCGTCCAGTTATCCAGTGTTTCGCAGATCCTAACTGCCCGTTTAACCTTCGCTTTGCATCCGATTCAATGTTTAGTGCCGTTCTGTAAATAGCGTTCATTAACGCCTTCGCAGCCGCTACACCATACTCATCGAAACTCTTTAATACAGTATCTATGCTTTTCTGGTCGACTTGTATGTCAACCATCTTAGACACTGGTAGTCCCGAATGTAATTCCCCAAACTACACCTGTATCGGCAGCTTTTACCGTTACGGCAGTAATTTTCTTACCTTGTCCGGCTCCGAGTATCATTCCTGCACTAATCACATCTGTATCGGTTGTGATGTTCATTGCGGTCAAAAGGTTAGCGGCTCCGGTTCCTGTCAGAGTAGTGAGGGTTACGTCCTTCTCGACATAAAGCCTATCGAAAGCCAAAGATGCTTTAGCACCATCGGCAGCGTCTATCCTGTAAACAGTCCCGCCGGTCATCCCGTCAAAAAATTGTGAGTTACTTGTTCCCATCAGAATGTAAATGTTTTAAGTTGATTAACTAATTGCATTGTGTCCCATGAAAGTAACGAAGATGTTACCCCCTGGTTATCGTATCGGTGATTGTATAAATCGGCTACGATTCTGTAAAGTGCCTGTACTGCGATACTATCCGCAGCCCCAGCCGTGAACTGAACATCCAAAGTATTGTTACTTGTAGATGTCGAAATGGTATCGAGAGGGTAGATATACATTACCTTCTGGCCCTTCTCGTAATAATCAACGGACACCCCGCCAATCTTTACCGAAGTCAAAACAGTAACAGGGGAGAAAGGCAGCTCGAACCAGTTATCTACATCGTCCCCGTTGTCAAACTCGACTTCGTAAATTTTGCTAATAACTGACATCCCGGTATGATTCTCTAACCATTTCCGGCCAGCCGTAATCATTGTACCGATGAGGGTGTCCTGAGTTGTATCAGTCAACCCCATGAACGTTCTGAAGTCCGATGCTACTATCGGCTCCGTTAACGTCTGACCTGATTTCTCCCGTACTTGCATTACTTAGGTGCTTTAATTGTTCTTTTGCCTTTAGGCTTTTCTTCCTTTGTTTCAAAGACGACCTTTTCTTCTTTGGTCTCGATGACCTCTTTATCTTCCTTTATAACCTCGTCTGGTTTCCTATCAAGATATTCAGCCACACCCTCGGCCACTCTTTTAACTGCGGTTGCTGTGGTAACTACCATCACTGCACCAGGTCTTAGACCATTGTATTTTTTTATTAACTTTATCGTTTCCATATCTCAAGATTAAAAGGGTTTGGGGAGAGAAAGTCCCTCCCCTTCCCCTAAATTTATCGTGCTATTGGTTTAACTGTCAACGAGTGCTGAGTAACCCATATCGAATCGGACGGGGTTACAGTGAACCTGATGTAGTTATAAGGTACTGCTGTGCTAACTGCTCCTATAATAGCTGTATCGGAACCTACTCCTGTGTAACTGACAGTCGTAATAGTTTTCCAGTATGTGCCTTCAGAAGAAGCTGCTATAACTACACTTGCGGTATTAGAACCGGTATCGTCAAATAATCTGACAGTGTAAGCATAGTAGTAAGGAGCCAGCGAATTAATCTTATAGACATAATAAGTGGCTGCTACGGTTGCATTAGCCGGTGTGGCTGTTGACGCTGCAACTGGTGTAAGGGTTGCCCCTTTTGTTCCCTGACCTTCGATCGTGTAGGTCGGTGCTACCATAGTCTGAGCTGACAAAGCAGCAGAGACCATCAAAACGCTAAGTAAGATAAATAGTTTTTTCATATCCGTATCCTCCCTTATTTAGCGATTGCTGTGGTGATGTCACTGATAGCATCGTAAACGAATGCGTTATAATCAGGTTGAGCAATTTTAAGAACTGCTCTCAGGTCACCGGTGATAGTCTTAAGACCGTAGATCGGGTCGGTATCGTTCTGATCCCAGAGACGAATATCAACACCTTTTCTGAAGTAAACTGTTCCTTTGGTGAAGTCACCGATAAGAACCTGACCGGCTGTGATGCCTGTGTTTACAACAACCCTCATACCGTCAATCATCATGTTGCCTGCTGAAATAAACGGAGGCAGTACATAATTACCGTTGGCATCCTTCTGAAGATTCATCTTAGCGAAGTCAGTAGGGTTAAGAACGCAATAGTTCGGATTGTACAGATAAGACCTGATCTGAGCTGCTCCGGCTGCGATTGCATCGAAGATAGTAGGATCATCAACCGAAGTATCCAGACCTGTATAATCGTATGTGCGGCAAAGAGCGGTTACACCGGAAATGTTAGGTGTTGCGCCGTCGCCGGTCAACAGAAGAACATCCAATGCCCTCTGAAGCTGACCAAACAGCTCAAGACGGATCTCTGAAAGTGTCATATCCCAATCGGTGAGAGCTTCGTCAGTTACTTTAACATAACTCGATACGTTCTCAACGTCAAGACTTCTCCTGATCCATGTGTAATCCGACTGACCCATGATTGAGCCTTCTGCCCTTGAAGCTGCACCATCGGTACGTGCTGATCTCTCAACCCACATTACTCTGGGTGAGTTAACAGTAGCAACATTGAACAGGTCAACAAGAAATGCCTGACGATCCGGGGCCTTGCTTACTCCGCTCTCATTGAAAGGAAGAACGACTGAGTTTGCATTGGTCGTGCCAAAAGTTAGTTCGGTGTGTTCGTCAACGGTTGATACTTTCAATACATTGATAGGGTGTACGTCAAGAGTTGTCATGTTGCTCTTGCCTTTGCCCTGTGATTTCTTCAGAAAATCAGGTGTGATGGCTTCTCCCAGGATGCTTCCGAATGACTTCTTTGAAGCCCTCTGCTCCTTAAGGCTGTTGCCCATACGCTCAATCTCCGAGTTGAGTTTCTCCATGTCAGCACCCAGTTTCTCGTGCGATGCTTTCATTTCATCAATTTGCCCGGCGGTAGCCTTGCCTTTCAGCGAATCTTCCAAAGACTTGTTAGTCTTTTCAAACTCAGCCATCTTGGCGTTAAGCTCTTTCGTGGCTTCCAATAATTCTTTTTCCACTTTTTAAAGATTTAAGTTTAACATTAATTTCCATTCGGCCAAAGTGTTACTTTCGGAGTGTGGTGACACGGCTCCCAGCACGGCTTTTACCTTGTCGAGATAGTTTATTTGTTTTTCGATCTCTTCCAATTTTAAATCGTCATAAGACTTTATGTTCAATAGTCCCCTGAGAAAACATATCTCTGTCTGTATGTCGTCCGGGTCCATCTCTTTAATATTTTGAGCAAGGGCAGCAGGATTAGCACCCCACGCTGTCAGAGTTGACACCTCCCATAGTTTCCACTCTGAAACATTCCTTATCCCGGCTTTCTCGTCACGTTCGTATTTAACAGCGTTAACACCTACTGAGTGTTCCATCTGTTTCCCAGCGTTAGCGAGGGCTTTATATTCTTCGTATGTGTCCCGGCCTAACTGAGTTTCGAGAATCAACTGCGAAGTGATTAACAGGCCGATCTGATCTTCTTTCGCCTCAATGATTACACCCGGCATCAGTCGGGTGTCGTGATACTTGAAGTGCCGCAGCCTTGACCCGTTATCCTTTAAGGTCTTTTTAAATGACCCCGGCATCGAAACATCATAATCTGAATCGACCAGGTTGTAAGCATTCGCATAGAAACTTACGACTCCCTTATCGGTCAAGTCCTTAATTTCAAAATTACATGGGATAAACTCTTTCATATCTTTATATTTTTATGCCTCATATACGACAGTGCAACGACAATTAATTATCTCGCCCGGTTCCCCTCTTGGGTCTCCCGGATACCTTGTGTTCCCTTCATAAACGTAATTCATCGGGACTAATCCCAGACTTTCATTAATCTGATGCGAGCCTCTTACTCCCGGTAAACCTGATGTTAACCACTGCTTTTTAACGTCAAGACCCGAAGCCTGTACTCCATCAAACGAACCTTTATTCGCTGCTCCGATTACTTCTGTTCTGGCTATCCTCTCGGCTTCCCACTTCTGAACCACCGTTAACCGCTTTTCAAGTTCGTACTTAATCCGCTCAGAAATAACATCAATAGATTCACCCTCTCTTAATCCTTCGGCCTGTACTAAGTCAATAACTGAATTAATAAGCGATGCTTGTGTTCGTGCTATGCTCCGGCCCTTTTCCGCTACCCTTGCAGAGATGTACTCTATGTAAGCCTGTCTCCAAAAATCATAATCATCAGCTTTTCTCTGAACTGCTTTCGTTAACATATCATTTGCAAACCAGGCTCCGGTCGTGACAAACATCTCAGATAAATATTTACGCATCTCAGGAGTATCGAGTATCCTTTCGGCACGTGCTTTTACTTCCTCAATCGGAACCAACCCGATTAAGTTAATAACCGACTGAGTGGAGGCTTTTAAAACCGCCCGCCCTTCACGCCAGTATTTCTTTGTAAAAGCGTTCATCATCTTTCTATTTGGTGTTATTCTCACGATAATCCTTTAAGCCTAATTTCTTTAACTCTTTTTCTGTCTGATCTGGTGCGGGCATTACCCCTATCTCGTCAACACGAACATAGCCCATTGAAATTAACGGAACGTCCATGTTAGGAAGATTCAACTCTTCATATCCGATTGCATCCCTGATCTCGTTCATTGTCAGACCAGCCTTGACCATCCAGTCAATCTTCTTGGTCATGTCATCCTGAAGAACTGCGACCTCATCGTAATCGGCTGCAAAATAATCACCCTCTTCACCCATCTGAGGCATGAGCCACTCGGAGATCTTTTCGAGGAAGTTATCTACCTGTGGCATTATAGCATCTTGCCAGAGTGCTTTCTTGGCCTCGCTGAAGTTGTCATAAGTCCTACCTTCGGAACCTGCGAAAAGTATATCGGGTACATTGTAAGCGTCTGCAAGAACGCCTCTGGTAACGGGGATAGATTGCATTATTGAAAGGTCTTGCACACTAAGCCCGAAAGAAGTCCACTCGGCAGACTTATTTGTTATTGCTAAAGACCCCCTTTTTGTATCGCCTGACCACATACGTTTCCAGTCGGTCTTCATCTTATTGATCTGCTCTTGGGTTGATGTTCTGTCATCATAAGACCCGTCTTTCTGCTTAACACCCAAAATAGTTAAAAGGCCATAAGCCCCCATATTTTGGAAGGCCGACACCATTGAATCATAAGCTGACTGGTTTGCTGTCACAGCCTGAAGTAAAGGTCTTAGCCGGGACATCCCATAAAGATGCGATCCACTCTCCTGAAAGTCTGGGTTAAAGTCTTTCCAATGCATCACTTCTGGGAAGTCGTATTTTCTCAGGGTTCCTTTTGTTAACTCATAACCCATGATCGGGTTCATGTAGTCACCTAAGATAATCTCTGTCCATTGCGGAGGTAGTATGTCTAAACGTGTGACCTTACCGGCTCTTAACCCGTAATCTGCTTTCTCTCCTGCGATGTAACTATTCCCGAAGATATTGTAAAAGGTTAAAGCCCCCTCAAGAAACTCTGAACGTGACTGAAAAGGATTAGGTTTATTCAGAAGTGCTAAAGATTTCCCGTCCTCTTTCTCGTTTCCGTATTTATCGTACTGACAAATTTTCAACCTTGATGCTGGCTCTGTGATCTTGTTGATTACCGAAAAGACATTACCGTTACCAACGAATGAGGCCAGATATGTAGTGTTCTTACTGTCTGGGTATATTGGCATATTGGTGTTGAACTGGGTGGTTATATCCATCAGCCTCGACCTACCAAACTTGCTTAAAATATTTTCCCAAAATCCCATCTTAAAAAGAATAAATTAATTCATCACTGTCATCACTCATTAGGTAACTGATTCCCCAAACTAAGGCATCAACTCTATCAGGTGATTTCTCACCCTTCTTCGCACTCCAGGTTAACATCTGATCTTCCAACTCTTTAAACTCTTTTATGTGCTTTACTCTTAATCTTTCATAAATTGCTGCAATCGGTTCAGCTCTGGTAAACTTACCCCTCGAAGCCCTGACCGCTGTAAAGGGTATGTGCGGGTTTTCTGCTTTAATGATCGCCTCAATGAAGTCGCCGCCATTGTTTACCTCACCTATCACCCGATCCGCTTTGTGCCTCTCGTAAGCCTTGATGACGTTGTGTGCCATCATTCTCGGTGTGTATATCCCTGAGAGATCATCCAACACCCAAAAGCCCCCGATCGAATCTTCCCCAACAACTACTATCCCCGTTTCGTCTGAATCGGGATCTGAAGTTACTGCCGGGTCTATTGCGACCACCACCCTTATCAGATCAACCGGCTCACCATAACTCAACATATCGGAAGTCCACAAAGCCCCCTCGGTATCATCCTGAAATTTGCCCTCTAAGAACCGTTCCCTTTGTTTCTTCGGTAAGGTTGCTAAAGTATCAGCGATGTAATCCGATGGCAGGTTATCTGCATTGTCATCAGGGTTAAGTCTCGCATGGTAGTAAATATCCATGTTCTTCACTTTCTCACCCCCTGGTAGTTCACCCTTGACAAACAGACCATAACTCCAATGCCGTTTACTTGGTGGGTTCTCATCAAAGAACGCTACCCTCGGCAGCTTTGTATTCTCGGCCAACCTTGTAAGCCCGACCATGATAGTACCGTAGTCTGAAATCTGGCTGCACTCGTTAAAGAAGATTGTCGAATACTCGTTACCAAGTATCTTCTCGGTTCTCTCTTTGTCATCCAGACCACCAAACCATATCTGACTGCCATTGTCAAACTCGACAAAGTAGTCGGTCTTGTTAAGATTAAATGTCACCCCTTCAAAGAACGTCCGCATCACTGCGGGAAATGTATCACAAACTATTGATTGCTTAACGTGTGCAAAATGCTTTCTTAATACTATATGCCGGGACTTGACCTTCAAAGCCCGGATGACTATAAGAAACATTATTAACCATGACTTGCCAGCCCTCGACCCGCCATACAGAAGTACCCGCCTCTTTCCGGGCAGCTCTGCTAATACAGCGGTTTGTCTTTTCGTGAACTTGCTCATCCATTACCTAACATCTCATCTATTCCGTTCTTTGCCTTATCATCTACGACTATGTTAACTGATACCCCTGAGTGTTCTACTTTCTGCCTATCAGTCCAGCCCCAATTTGATTTTAAGTTGACTATTCCTGTAGCCTCTTTTATGCAATTTCGCTTTGTGTTCGAGTAACAATTTCGTTCTATGTTGTTATTCAGCTGTTTACGAAGCTCTTTTAATTCGGGAAACCTCTTGTATAGATTAGCAAAGTTCTCATGGTACGTACCCAATGCGGCGGCTACCTCTCCAATGAAGTCGTACTTGTATGCTTCTACTTCCTTGTTGTTGAT